TGGCCCTTTACTTTTATGTTATTATTTAATAGTAATAATATACCTGCTTCATCAGTATATGTTTCACTGAAAAGAACTCTTGTTATACCTGCTTGCATTATAAGTTTAGCACATTCAATGCAAGGTGAGAGAGTGCTATATAATGTAGCACCCTCTGAACTTACTGTCCCCTTTGCTAACTTACATAATGCATTAGCTTCTGCATGTATAACTTCTTTTCTTGTAGAACCATTAGGATTTTTACATTCATTATCCATACCCGCAGGCATACCATTAAATCCGAATGCAAGTATATTATTATCTTTAACAACTACGACACCAACTTTATTGTCGGTATCGTGTGACATGTTACTTACTTCCTTAGCAATATTTAAATACAAGTTATCATATCTAGCTTGTTTAGTTATTGCATTTGTGTAGTTACTCATTAGATCTCCATAAATACATTATCAGTAGATGTTAGTCTACCGGTTTTAGTATTGTATATAGCTGCACCTGCTGAACCAGTAAGACCTGTAAATCTAGATTTCAATACTCTAAACTTAATTGTATTACGTTCAGTTGCGTTATCAGCTACTAGGTTTCTAGCGAATGCTACTATATCAAATGATATTTGTTTGATAGAACCACTACCTTTAATATCATCTATAGAGGCTAGCTTACCTTCCTCGAATGAAGCACCACCACCTGGAGCTTTTCTTAAGTGTGAGATTAAACATAACCATATATTATGTTTCTTAACAATCTTAAGTAAGTCACTCATTACTTTATCGATTGCTTCGTTACCAGATAAACCTTCAGAGCCTTCTGATACCGCTATAGTTATATGATCTAGTACTAGGTATTTACAACCCATTAGACACATATATTCTATCTTATCTGTTAGTGTTGAATCACCTACAGAACCTTGATGATCTAACAAAACTAATCTTTCATCTGCGAATACTGATTCAAAACCTTGACGTAAATCTAGTTCAGAAAGATTGTTATCATCATGATCTAGCTTTTGATTCAATGTCATTTCAATAAACTTCTCAGCTGTATCACCTACACTTTCTTCAAGTGATATTAAACCAATTTTGTTTTCTTCATCTTTTAATAAATCAAGTACGATTTCTTTAACGATTGTTGATTTACCTGAACCAGTACCACTAGTAAACAAAGTAATCTCACCTTGTCTAATGCCTTTAAGTTTATCATTTAAACCTGCTAAGCATTTAGGATAAGGTCTAGACTTAGTTCTTTGTCTTTGCTGGAACTGTTCCCATATTGCTTCGCCCATTACTAAACCAGCGGGTGACCATGTTTCGGCATCCCAATAGCTTTGTAATAAACTTTGTGGTCCATGCTTTAGTAGTTGTTCACATGGATCTTTCTCTAATAGCTTAGCTACTTTAACTTTACCAGCACCAATTATCTTAGCAACTTTCTGTACTGCTGCTTGACCAGCTTCATCTTTATCAAAGAATAATATTACAGATTCAAATCGTCTGATCCATTCTCTTTGTGCTAATACTGTCTTGCAACCTGTAGCACTAGGCATTGATACTACTGGAAATATTCTTTTATATTTATGTAAGAATGCTTCAGCTACTGCGCAAGCATCTAGCTCGCCTTCAGTTATTACAAGTGTCTTACCACCACTAGCAACTGATTGACCGAATAATTCTACATTACTAAAGTTACCATGTGCTACAAAGCTTTTTGGTAACTTACGTTCTTTATATGCGGCAACTCTACCTTCATTAGTATAAGGATAGAAGTGCGAACCACCGGAACCATCAGGATTTACAGCCATCTTAATTCCAAAGTGATCTACTACTTGTTTAGATATACCACGACTGTTAATAGGAAAACTATTTAAGTCGTTAATTTCTTCAAGTGTTATGTTACTATTTGGTTTAGCAACAGGTTCTAAGTCATTCATAATGTTTACTTTCTTAGTTGTATATTGACATGAAAAACAGTATGCACCATCTTCGTATATTGTAAATGCGTCAGATGAGTCACACTCTGGGCAAGCAGTTTGCTTATACCTTGACATTAATTACCGTCCTTTCTAACAACTCTTCGTCGTTTACTATTTCTAAAGGTATTTGTTCAGGCCATCGTTCGACTTTAACAAATAAATATTCATTACCTTTAGCTACTATTTGTTTATCTAATGTTATATGATAAACTTTATTGTCATTAAATTCTTCAAAGATACCCTGGTATGTATCTAATAGTGGCTTAACTACGTTATCTAGGTCTGCCATTTTATTAGATACACCAGCAATAATATCAAATTCTAATTGATCGGATTTTTCAAAGGGCCATTCGACCCCTTGAAGTTCGTCTCTTAATTCATTTTGATATTCGATATACTTAGCCGACTTTATCGACTTGTTCCTGTACGTCATTTGATTCGCTGACAGTGGCTTTACTTTGAATGTATGCTTTAATATCTTCATATTCTTCCCATGACGTTAGCATTTTTAGTAACTTATGACTAAGCTCTAACTGTTTTATAGTCTGACCATGTTCTTTCCACGTAGCTTTAATCTTATTCCATTGTCTTGATAGTGGTACGCCAGCTAAAATCTTTGCTGCTTTCTTAGGGCCAATACCTTTTAGACCTGGAATATTATCTGTGTTATCACCAGTCAAACATTGAATATATAGATTATGTAATGCTTCTTCTTCATTGATAAGCTGCCAAGTATCTTTACCATAATTGTAATGATGACCTGGTATCTGTAGTAAATCTTTATCTATACCACAAATTACATACTCTTCTTTTCTATCGAGCGCTTCACGTGCCCATATAGAAACTAAGTCATCTGCTTCCATACCGTCTGCTTGAATAGCACCTTTAGATACTGCATGTTTATGTAAGTAATTTAGTTTATCTCTTACATCTTTATCAAGCTCAGGACGCGTAGACTTATAATCAGAACTAAGTTCTTTGCGATAGTTACCTTTACCTTTAACTGCATATAATACTTTTAGTTCTTCAGTAAAAGGATTAACCATTTTATCAGAAACTTCTAGCTTCATCTTATTACAAAAGCTATTATAGTTCTTGCGTAGTTCAGATTGATTCTTAGATTTATATGCTATCTTAAAGAATATAGAATCTGTATCTACAAACATGTGTTTAGTTTCCATGTACTTCCTTTCTTTCTAAATGCTTACGAATATCTGCATAAAACCCGTTGTATTTAGAAGGTTTAATTATATCCATTAGTTCCCAGTATTCTAGTATACCAAGTGTATTAACTTTAACCATATCACCTGCAACTAATAATCTTTCAGGTCTATCATTCCATTCACAAAAGAAAAAGTTATCTGTTAATTCTCTTTGCTTTAATAAATAAACCATTTTATTGCATGGAATATTATACCAGGTTTTAATAAATTTAACATCAACATTACCATATATTTGATCGACGCCATCAACTTGCCAGTCAATATGGTCTTGCCAAGTACCTTTATCAATCATCCACCACTCAAATATTTCACATTCAATATCAAGTTTTAATCGTTCGAATGATCTGCCTCTTGGATTATATATTTCAGCGCGAGCATCACGTTGATTAATAAAATCTTTTGTTACATTAATATCTACAATCATTAGTGTACCTCCGCATAGTTATTACCAATTGTACCTTCACCTGCCATAATATCTACGCCCATTTCTTTAGGACCTTCAGCAAATGATTCAGTAAGTATTTCTAATACTCTATCAGCATCTTCTTCTGCTACTGACCATGCTACTTCATCATGATAATAAAGTCTAGGTTCAGCATCAAGATTTTCTGATTTAATTTTATTCATTTGATAATGCAATGCAGCTTTTGTAGTTATAGCTTCACAACTTTGTAACAAATAATTAAGTGTTTGATAATCTTGTGGTACATAAACTTTACGACCATCAAGACCAGGAACATAACCTTCAACATTTCTACTATGATTATCTGTTATATTCCACATTGATACTAGATTATCTTTTAATGCTTTTAAACCAGGAATAGCATCACCATACTTTTCTATAGATTGTTTGCCAGCTTGTATGTTACCTTTACCTGTAAGTACTTTACCAAGTTTAGTAGCACCAGCACCAAATAGAAATGCATAGATCCAAGTCTTTGCAGTACGTCTATCAGTATTAATAATGTCTGCATTATACTGATGTATATCTCCATCTAGTATTTGATTTGTAAGACTATCTGATTTAACATAATGTGCTAATGATCTGAATTGATTACCACTAGAGTCAGCACCTACTATCTTTCTTCCAGGTTCTGCTGTTAGTAATTCTCTAATTGATTTACCAAGTTTAGCATTAGCTGCTGGAAGATTAGCAATAACTTCATGGCGGCATCTGAATGTAGGTGTACCTACTATCCATAGTTTACCATGTAATCTATTATTCTTTAAGTTATTAAGCCAGCCTTCAACAACACCTTTACGTGATCTAAGTGTAGTCCATTCATCAATCATTTTACCTTTATCACCAAGTTTTTCTAATGAAGTTGATGTAAGCTTAGGTGTTTTCTTAATGAACTCTCTACCGAATCTTTCCATTTTCCAATCATCAGGTTCCCATCCGATTGAATATAAGTATTCTTTAACTTGTGCAAGATTACCCATGTTAGCTTTCTTAGTTTCTTTTCTTTGAAACTCTCTACCAGCTTCCCATTTAAATGTATGATTAGGTTTAACTTCTTGATTAAGAAATTCACTTAACATGCGTGCAGTAGCTGCAGTATATTCACCTTTCTTAGTAAACTTAGGTGTCTTAGGTTTCTTATCAATTAACTTAATAACTGGTGGTAGCTCAGGTTCAATTACTTTTTCGATAGCATTCATACTATTTTCAATATTATCTAATAATAAATTAGCTTTATCTTTATTAAAAGCCCAGCCATAGTATTGACAGTATGCATCAAACTTAGCAGCAGTCATTTCATTTCGTAAACCTTTACGTATTAATGGTTTCTTTATTGCTAATCTATTTAATTCTGATGTAAGATGACCATATATTACAGAGTTTAATTTAACATCTCTTACACAATACTCCATCATTCTATCAGAGAAATGTGACCAATCATCATAAC